GGATACTGATGCGCTAAAGATAGAGCCTTACATCGTAATAATGCAAACTTCTTCGAGCTTCGTGCTTTGAGGTACTTGTTGGCAGTCCACCCAAAGGTGGCCAACACTTCCCGGGGATCTGTCACATTGACACAATCCTCCCTATCAAACACCAGCCCGCAAAAAGATGCGGTTTCAAGATCGTGATGGACTTCGAGCTTGATGATGAGGCCTAATCGTGCAAAATCTTCTGTTGTTGGGGGGGGACCCAACATGGCGAATAAACCATCATCGCCTTCAACTTTGCCTTCAACGCAAGTGCACCCTTTTTCCTCAGCCATAAATAACATGAACATTAGATTGCTGAAGCCGTTCCCCAACGAGGTGCACATTTCCCCTGACATTCTAGTTGCTTCCAAATATGTGGTAAATGTCTTAAAATCACATATGTTTTCACCGCCGAGCACGACATGCAATAGACGCATGAAGTTCTCCCCATCAGACAGATACTGTGTCATGTAGTCATACAATTCAAATTCGCATGACTCCATGATTAGCTTGACGAACAAGCTCTCGAATGCAGTGTAATCAGTAGCTACGTATACTGCACCAACTCTATAAAGTGATTCGAGTATGGTTCTTGGTCTGTCTGATACAGGCACACGCTTTATGAAAGCCCTGTGTTTGAATACCTGTTTTTCGATGAGTCTGAAAATTGGTCCTACGGCACATTTAAACTCGTCAGAACGCGAATTTATGGCCCTTGCGTGTTTATATTCAGGGTAAGTTTCATCCTTCATAAACGACTTGCAGCGAAATCGTCGTTTATCCGACCAAATGTTATCAACTTTCGCCCATTTCTGGGCTAGCTCAGTTTTGCGCCAACGTGGATAGGTTGTGCTTTCTAGCCAAGTTTCTACACTTGTGTCCGAGTCGGGAGGTAATGGAGTGAATTCTTTCCTAATGAATTTTCGCACGAAAGTCCTGAATCTGGATAAGAGTTCGACATCAATTTCAGGAGGTTTGATGGCGAAACGTTTTGCGACACCTGCTAGCATAGTAGCTGGATCTTGAGGGTCAGGGTGAGGGCACGCAGCTCCTTCAACATGCATGCCTAAACTGACCAAAACGGCCGGCCTGACATTCAAGTCCACTGGTCTGGGTTCGGTTACCCTGGCACTGTCTTTGACCTCCTTAAGAGGGGGGAGAGGAACTTCCCCGACACGATAACCGAAACAGACCCTACTCCTGCTTACACTAGCAGGGGGCTCGGAAAAGGGAGGTGGCCAAGCTTCTGCCGCATCTCGCGGTACAGTGCAAAGGCTACCAAGGCACTTTGTTGGATGACAAATTCATGCTGGAGCGCATAGTCACGATTGACGTTGACGGAATGCAAACTCTTAGCCATGTATGTGATCCTATCCCAAGCGACCTGAGGCGTCGACGAAAGGTCCAATGTTTGTGGAACTGCCAATTGGCGCACCACTTCTGTGGAAACGATCATATCCGTGATGATCTTCCCTCCGAAAAGTCCAACCTGGTGGGTAATTCCAGGGATCTTCTTACGCAGAAGTTTGTGTGCGATGGCATTGTACAATCCACACTTGGATGTGTATGCCACCTTGGCGTACCGCGCATCTGCATGCTTCAGTTCGCCCATCGCCAAGCAATCGGGTCTGCGATCGACCAGATTGTATTCCACGGGCCCAACATACTTGAAGGTCTCAACTGTTGGTCGGCGCATTGCGTAACCGACTGCCATTAGTGCGCATGACCCAATCGTCACAGCGCGGCCCATTTTTGGCCATAGAAGCTGGGAAATTGTAAATCCCAGGGCACCACAGGTTGACATGGTGACAAACTTCATGGTCGCAATGCCAGCTATCGCGAGCGGCGCGAGAACTGGGGCAATAATAGGGAGCCACGAACGTTCAGTGGAGGTGATCAGTTCAATGTCCAAACCGGTCACGACAACGTCCTCTGCGGCCCTTTGCCGATTGATCAGTGCATCCTCAGCTGCACGGTGCTCTTGCGCCTGAACGGCAGCGGCAGAAGTCTCTTGTGCGAGAACATTCTCCAACTCGTTCAGTTGTGCGCGTAATTGGTCCCCACTGGCGGCCAATTCTTCGTTTTCTGAGGCCAGTTCCTGTATGAC